AGCAGGAAGCGACGGAGCAGGAAGAGCAACAGCAGGCCCAAAAAATGGTCCCGCATGAAGCGCTTCATGCCGAGAAGCAGAAAACCAAGCGTTACACTGAGGAGGTTTCAAGTCTTCGGCAGGAAATCGCGGAACGCGATGCTGCATGGGAGCGGCGCATTGCTGCGCTCATGGAAGCACAGAAGCCGAAGCAGGAACCGAAACAGGCACCAGACTGGTTTGAGAACCCGGACGCCGCAACGCAACATGCGGTTGCCCCGAAGTTCGATGCCGTCAACCGGATGCTGATGGAGAACGCCAAGCTTGTCGCCGGCCTGAAATACGGCGACGACAAGATCGAGGCGGCCGACAGGGCGTTCATGGAAGCGGTTCAAACCGGCAGGATCGACCCAGCGGATTATCAGAAGGTCACAACCGCGCCGAACATTTACGCGGCGGCTGTCCAGTGGCATCAGCGCCAACAGGCTCAGGCTGAGATCGGTGACGATCCGGCGGCGTATCGAGCCAGGCTGGAAGCCGAAATACGCGAGAAACTTACGGCGGAACTCCAGCAGGGCGAACAGGCGCAGCAGCGTCAAGCGGTGATGCCCTCCAACATTGCCGGCGCGCGCAACGTCGGCTCTCGCACAGGTCCGGCGTGGTCCGGCCCTCCATCGCTCCAAGACATCTTTGCTCGATAACAGGCCGCCTCCGGGCGGCTTTTTTAATGAGCGGGTGTCTCCTATCAAAAGGATAAACACCAATGGCTGACACTCACGTCGCCTCCGGTCTCACTGTCGAACAGTGGGATTCCAAATTCTTCACCGAGTACCTCACCGAGAACCGCTATTCCGGCGAGATGGGGACTGACGAAAGCGCAATCATCCAGCTCAAGGAAAATCTGAGCAAGAAGAAGGGTGATCGTGTCAACTTCGCGCTGGTCAATAAGCTGACCAACGACGCCACCACCGGCAGTAACGTGCTGGAAGGCAACGAAGAAGACATGGCTTCGCGTTCGTGCGAAGTCCGCGTTGACAAGCGCCGCAACGCGGTTCGCGTCGCTGAAATCGATGAACAGTATTCCGCTATCGGCCTTCGCGAAGCTGGCCGCGCGGTGCTGAAGGAATGGTCTCTCAAGGACACCGAGACGCTGATTACCAAGGCGCTCGGGACCATGACTGATGGCACGTCTGTCATCAACATGAACGCAACCGATGTCGCGGCTTCGGGAAACCAGACTGCACTGGATACGTGGCTGAGCAATAATGCTGACCGCGTTTACTGGGGCAACAAGGCGTATACCGCTAACACGGATATGTCGGCTGGTCTCGCTACGCTGACCAATGCCACTGCAGCCGAGAACTTCGGTGTGGTGAATGCCAAGAACATGAAGTTCATGGCGACGGTGACGGCCGATCCGAAGATTCGCCCGATCCGGGTGGATGCGAGCAAGGGCCGACGCTATTTCGTCGCCTACTGTCACCCGCTTGCCTTCCGTGATCTTGCTAACGACTCGGTGATCACGCAGGCGCAGCGCGAAGTGCGCCTTGAGATGGAAAACAACCGTCTCTTCCAGGGCGGCGACCTGCTCTGGAACGGCATCATCTTCAAAGAGGTGCCGGACATGTACGACATCAACACGCTGACCAATCTTGGCGACTCGGGCTCCAGCACCGTTGTTCCTGTGTTTCTGTGTGGCGCGCAGGCAATCGGCGCGGCCTACGCGAAGCGCTGGACTTCGAAGGAGCAAACCTTCGATTACGGCGACAAGAAGGGCGTGGCGATTGAGGCCATCTACGGCATCGAGAAGCTCACTTTTGGCACTGGCGGGACCGACCGCGACACGCCGAAGGACTTCGGTGTTGTGACCGGCTTCTTCTCTGTCTCGTCCGCGACCTAACAGGAGGACTGAACAATGGCTCTCGGAACTGTTTCTTCCGCTCAGGCCTCGGCAACCAAGCCCCTTGCGGGGCACGGCTTTGCAGGCAACGCCAAGGTCGCGTGGGGCACCTACGACATTGTGGCTGCCACGGCGCAGAACGATGTTATCCAGCTCTGCCGGCTGCCGGCAGGCGCAACCGTCCTCGGCGGTTGGCTTATCGGTCAGGATATCGACACAGGCACTGAGACGTGGGACGCCGATCTCGGATGGGCTGCGAACGGCGATGAGATTGCCGACCCGGACGGGTTCGGCAATTTCGGCGTCATCTCAGGCGACGCTGTGGATGGCAACGAGGCTGGCATTTTCCGCCAGCTTGGCGGCGTCCTCCGCTCTGCTGGCCCCAAGACGTTCAATGCTGAGACCATCATTCAGTTGACGGTCAACGCTGCAGCGAACTCGGGTGGTACGGGCCGCATCAATGTCGTCGTGTTCTATGTGATGCCGTAAGTCTCATGTCCAAGACCGCTGAAAATCTTGTCCATGAGGTTGCCGCTTTGCTCGGCATAGCCGTGGCCGGCGAGGCCTTGGGTTCTGTCGAATATGCGACGATCGACGGCAATATTGACCCGGTCTTGGCTGAGATTGAAACCATTACATACATAGGCGATCGGGACGATATCCCTGATCGCTATTTCCAAACTATCGCCCGGCTCGTTGCTGTTCATTCGGCGGCGAAGTTCAGCAGCGCGCCGGTCGATCTTGCTTTGGTGCAGCAGCACGAAAGCAGGCTGCGCTATCTCGCCGCGCAAACCGCGACGACCGAGACGGTAAAGGGCGAGTATTACTGAGATGCCTGCCGTTCCGCTTCCGCTGATCTCCGCTCCGGGGCGCGATTCACAAACAACTGGCGGGCGCATCATCAATGCATACATGGAGAAGCTGAGCAGCACGGCCGGGCAGAAATATGCCTATTGGCGCGCTCCTGGGCTGAAGCTGTTCAAGGAAATCACTGGTGACACATTCCGGGGCGCGCTGCTTGTCGGCTCGCTGCTGTATGTGGTGGTGGACAACAAGGCGTATTCGGTCGCAAGCGACGGAACCGTCACGCAGATGACCGGTACCGTGAGCGGCACGGCCGGCGTGTTTATGGCGCGCAACAATGCCGCGACGCCTGACATCGTGATCGTGTCGCCGGGCGACGGCGCGCAGGTCATTTCATCCGGCGCGGTTGATGACTATCCCGACTCCGACGTGGGGCAACCTAATTCGGTTGTGTTCCACAAAGGGTTTTTCGTTTTTACTTACGGCGACGGGAAAACCCGAACATCGGGCATTAATTCAACAGACGTTGCCACCACTGACGTTGCGACGGCAGAGAGCAAGCCGGACAGCTTGTTGCGGGCGATCCCGCTCGGCAACGGTCAAATCCTGCTCTGTGGCGATGCCTCGATTGAGGCATGGGGTGGAGAGAACGACACGGCCTATCCGTGGTCGTACATCGCCACAATCCCGCGCGGCATCATCGGGCCGTATGCCATAGCCGGTCATGAGGACGGTTTCGGCAAGGGGATTTTCTTCTGCGGTGACGACTTCAGTGTCCATACAATCCCCGCGCAAAGCGGCTACCAGACCGTCAAGATATCGCCGCCCGACCTTGACCGATTGATTTCGGAAGAAACCAACAAGGACAAAATCCGGGTTTCTGTCTTTATCGCTGCCGGTCGTTCGTTCGTAGCGGTGCAGGGCGCGGAGTGGTGCTGGGTCTATGACGTTGGCGAGCAGACCTGGCACGAGCGTGAAAGCTATCTGGTCAAGTATTGGCGAGCGTGCTTCCCGGTGAAGGCGTTCGACAAGTGGCTGTGCGGCGATCTCAAGACCGGGAACCTGCTCGAAATCAGCACGTCTGAGCAAAGCGAGGTTGGCGATCCACTTAGGATGCGGATCCAGACTGGACCGATGGGCGCTTTCCCGGCACCGATCCGGGTGAACGGGATCGAGCTTTACCTGACGAAGGGCGTTGGCGACGCGGAGGGTATCGATCCGGTCGAGACCGATCCTGACATTGAGATTTCCATGTCGCGCGACGGCGGCAGGACGTGGAGCAACCCGCGCGTGGTGAAGATCGGGCGGCAGGCCATTACTGCGGGGCGTGTTCGCTCGTCCATTTGGGGCAAGGCTGACGTGCAGGGCGTTCAGTGGCGGTTCGACATGTCGAGCAGCGTCCCGTTCGCGCTGATGGGCGCTGACATGAATGTCGATGTGCTGAGGTGAGCATGAAGGTCGTCCTCCCCGCTCAAGACGAGCCGCTTGTTCTGCCGGGCGGCGGGGTCAACCCGACCTGGTATCTGTTTTTCCAAAACCTCGTAAAGCGCGGCGTCCTCGACATGCCCGATGTCGATAACAGCACGCCGATCACGAATGGCCAGGTGCTCGTCTACGACAGCACCGCCGAGAAGCTGAAGCCCGGCTCAAACTAGGACTACTGACATGGGATTCCTGGACGACCTCTTTGGCGGGGGCGCTGAAAAGCGCGCCGCCGATGCAAACCGTGCGCTTGCAAATACCTATCAGCAGCAGGGTACCGACTATATCAATTCGGGCTACAAAACTGCGCGCGGCGATCTGAACAACGCGCTCGATGCTTACACGCCGTTGAGCGACCTTGCGCAGAAATACACGAG